AAGTTCTACGATCCAGGAAAAAATGACAACGAACGTTCACCTTTGAGTGAGGTATATGAAGAGTTAATGTCAACAGGTCGTGAATCAGACAAACAATTGGCAACACAATACAAACCACGTAAGTTTTATATTGTTAAAGTAATTGACCGTGATAACGAACAAGATGGTGTTAAATTTTGGAGATTTAAACACAATTACAAACAAGAAGGAATCTTTGATAAAATTATTCCAATCTACAAAGCAAAAGGTGATGTCGCAGATGCCGATAAAGGTAGAGACCTTATTCTTGAACTTACAAAAGCAAAAACCCCAAAAGGAGCGTTTTATACCGTAATCCAAACAGTAATGTATGATGACCCAACACCAGTTCATGAAGATGATGATAAGATGTCTGAATGGATTGAAAATGAACTTACTTGGGAAGACGTATATTCTAAAAAACAAGTTGAGTATTTAGAATCAATCGCAAGAGGAGAAACCCCAAGATGGGACTCAGATGCAGGTAAATACATCTACTCAAATACTGAGAAAGGTGAGATTTCTATGGGGGGATCTAAAAAACAAGAACCTACTAAAGTTGACCCACAAGTTAATGATGAGGTTGACGAAGAATTACCATTCTAAGTTTATTAACAACAAAAAATTAGGCGGGAACCATTTAAAGTTCCCGTTTTTTTATGTATATTTTTTATAACAAATATTGATTATTATGGCATTGAAAAAGAAAGAATTTAGTTTAGACGCAATAAAAAATAAGTTTTCTACCAAAACAAAATATAAACCCGAAAGTTTTTATAATTGTGGTGAAGCGTTTATGAACTCTTGTGGATTACCCGGACCTGTAATGGGTGGGGTTAACATGTTCTTGGGGCATTCAAACACTTCAAAAACAACGGCAATGATATTGGCGGCAGCCGATGCACAAAAGAAAGGTCATTTACCTATTCTTATTATTACTGAGAAAAAATGGAGTTGGGAACACGCAATTGAATTAGGGTTGCAAGCGGAGAAAAACGAACTTGGCGAATATGATGGTATGTTTATTTTTAACGATTCATTTGATGTAATTGAACAAGCAACTGAGTTTATTAATGAAATACTTGATTCTCAAGAAAAAGGAGATATCCCATATAGTTTATTGTTTTTATGGGATAGTATTGGTAGTGTACCTTGTCAGATGACTTTTGATGGAAAAGGTGGTGGAATGCACAACGCTAAGGTACTTGCAGATAAGATTGGTATGGGGATTCATTCAAGAATTTCAAAATCCAAAAAAGAAGAATATCCTTATTATAACACTCTTGTAATTTTAAATCAGCCATGGGTATTACTTCCTGACAATCCATTTGGACAACCTGAAATAAAGGCTAAGGGTGGTGAAGCAATATGGTTAGCATCGTCATTAGTGTTCTTATTTGGTAATCAGAAAAAGGCCGGTATTAGTCACATTGATGCCACTAAGAATGGTAGAAAAGTGTCATTTGCAATTAGAACAAAAATTTCAATATTAAAGAATCATGTTAATGGTCTTGGTTATAAAGATGGTAAGATAATTGCAGTACCACAAGGTTATATTACAGACACAAAAGAATCTTTGGATAATTATAAGAAAGAATATTCCGATTATTGGGAAACAAAATTAGGGTATTCAGATTATTCTTTAGATGAATCTGATGATGACTATGACGAGTAAAAAAGTATTTTCAAACCACTTAAAAATTTTAAATGATTAAAACTCTTGTTATTGATGGCAACAATCTACTGAAGATTGGAGTTTGTGGTGTCAAAGATTTTTATAATAACGGAGAACATGTTGGTGGTATTTGGCATTTCTTAAACACAACCAGAAAATTTTTGGATGAAGGAAACTACAATAAAGTTGTGGTTTGTTGGGATAACGAAAGTAGTTCAACACAAAGAAGATTATTTTACCCCAACTATAAACTTAACCGAAGACAGGCAAATACCGAAGAACAAGTACATTCATTCTCATATCAAAAGACAAGAGTAAAACAATACCTTGAAGAAATGTTTATAAGACATATTGAAATTGATGATTGTGAGGCTGATGATATTATTGCGTACTACTGTAAAATATCTAAAGATGAACACAAAACCATTTTCTCAAGTGATAGAGACCTTACACAACTTATTTCTGAAGATGTGAGTATCTACTCCCCAAGTACTAAAAAACATTATAAGAGTGGAGATATGATTAAAATGTATGATGTTGAGATACCTCATTATAATGTTAAAACTTGGAAAATATTATCTGGTGATAAGTCAGACAATATTAATGGAATTTATTATTTGGGGGAAAAAACATTAGTTAAATTATTTCCTGAGTTACTTGACAAAGAGGTAAATATCGACGATATTTTAACAAAAGGAGAATTACTCTTAAAAGAAGATAAAGACAATCAATCTTTAAAAAACTTATTAAGTGGTAGAACTAAAGATGGTATTTTTGGTGATGAGTATTACAAGATAAATAAAAAACTTGTAGATTTGTCGGAACCACTAATAAGTGAAGAAGGGAAAGAATTAGTTGAATCTTATTATTCCGAGTCGATGGATCCCGACGGAAGAGGACATAAAAATTTAATTAGAATGATGATGGAAGACGGACTCTTCAAATACCTACCTAAGCGGGACGATGCTTGGGTTGGTTTTTTGACACCTTTTCTAAAATTAACAAGAAAAGAAAAAACAAAATTTAGAAACAAAACAAAAAAGTAAAAAAAAATGAAAGATCAAGACGTAACGAAATTAGAATTTTTGTTAATGTGTAACGATAACATCGTAGTACAACGATTCTTTAATGTTAAAGGTTTTAACAAAAAAGCCCATAAATCCGAAGAGTTTTATGACTACATTAGATCGTTTTCTAGCCAACTTCAACATGACTTGAAGATGAGAAGTATTGTTTATATGTTAGACAATCAATATGAAATTTCCGAAAACCCTGAGGTACTAAACACATCAATTACAGATGGTAAGGAAAATTTTAATATCTATATTAAAATAGATAATGTGACAATTTGTCAGAGAACATTTGACGCAAAATTGTACCCACCAAAGGTCAGATATACCGTAGACCTACGCCCAAAGTTGAAAGGCGTACTTACTGACCTGACTGACATTTTTTCAGGTAAAAGATTTAATTATTTTTATCCAGAATTTATCTAAAAGTATTAGTATTTATCATTACTAACGTAAAGAAAAATTATGGCGACAAACAAAAACTTCGAGTATCTAGGAAACAATTTTCAACTACAACTACTTAACCAAATTATCGTAGACAAGGAATTTTCTCAATCAATAATTGATGTAATTGAGAACAATTATTTTGAAAATAAGTATTTTAAAATAATAATTCAGATGGTAAAAGAGTATTATATAAAATACGACCACACACCATCGTTTGATACTTTGGAACAGATTACAAAATCTGAATTACAACAAGAAACCGCATCCAAAATAGTACTTGATACTATCAAGAAAATTAAGGACGCACCTATTGACGGAGTGGCATTCGTTCAAGAAAAAGCATTAAAATTCTGTAAACAACAAGAATTACAGAAGGTTATGAAAAAAGCCCAAAAAATCATTGATGGTGGAGAGTTTGAAAACTACGACACATTAGAAGAATTAGTGAGAGAGGCGTTAATGGTTGGTTCAAAAGACACAAGTTTAATGGATGTTTTTTCAAACTTAGACCAAGTGCTTGATGACGATTACAGACACCCAATCCCAATGGGAATACCTGGAATTGACAGATTGTTAAAAGGTGGTTTAGCGAAAGGTGAAATAGGTGTTATATTGGCACCAACCGGAGTAGGTAAATCAACAATATTGACTAAGATATCAAACCACGCATTTAACTTAGGATTCAATGTATTACAAATCTTTTTTGAAGATAACCCAAAAGTTATACAAAGAAAACATTACACCCTTTGGACCAAGATTCATCCCGATGAATTGTCAGAAAGAAGAGAAGAGGTAATTCAAAAAGTTAGACACATTGAGGAAACAATGCCAAATAAGTTGGACTTGAAAAAATTACCATCCGACACAAAAACTATGAGCCAAATAAAGAATGAAATCAGAAAAATGATTGCAGATGGGACAAAAGTGGATATGGTTGTATTAGATTACATTGACTGTGTTGTTCCGGATAAAAATTTGGGAGATGAATGGAAAAGTGAAGGGTCTGTAATGAGAGGATTTGAGGCGATGTGTCACGAATTAAACCTTGTTGGTTGGACCGCAACACAAGGAA